ATTGAAGAATATCAACCCTGATCAGAATGCGATCGTTCATCTTCAGACATTCGATACTTCGGGTTACCCAGTTGATGAACTCATTACCCGTTTGGAATATGACGATGTCGAGGGTGCATTCATTACCCAGTTGCTACCAGGTGAATATGGCTACTATGAGAAACTGAATGGTCAGATCCGTACTGTTGATATCTATATGGGCCAGGCTGATCACTTGATTCCAATCGTTGATTCAGATGTGGATCGTATCGCTACTGGTTTGGTGGTCAACTACTATCCAGTCTCCTACACTGTTGGTAATCAGAGTTTCTCTGTTCGTGAGGGTGTGAATAACTTGATCTACAAGTGGAAGCATTTTGCTCCTTCCAATCACCGTATTGACCCATCGATCAGTAATATCATCGATATATTCGTGCTTACTCGTGATTACAATGATGCGATGACTAGCTGGCGTAATGGTGGTGCTGATCCAACCTTGATGCCAAAACCACCTAGCGAGTTGACTCTTAGAACTACCTTCAGCGGTCTAGAGGATTTCAAGATGTTCAGTGATGAGATCATCTGGCGCCCAGTGAAGTTCAAACTACTCTTCGGTCAGACAGCCGCTCCTGAATATCAGGCGAAGTTCAAAGTTGTTCCTCTTGCGGGCACAAGTATGAGCGATGGTGAGATTAAGAGCCAAGTCATCCAATCAATTCGAGATTTCTTCGAGGTAAGTAACTGGGATTTCGGTGAGACGTTCTACTTCTCTGAGCTCGGTGCTTACATTCATAGGCAAATGAGTACCGCAATCTCGAGTGTGGAGATTGTTCCAGTTTTGGATGATAGCTACTTTGGTAATTTGCGCGAGATTCGCTCCAATCCAGATGAACTGTTTTTCACGACCGCACAAGTCAGCGACATTGACATCATTACGGCTAACACGCCAACGACTCTCAGGATTAGGTAATGGCCAATAAGACCAACCGTAACCCCCTAGCATTCACACCGATTCTCTTGGATCAAGAGACGCATGAAAAGCGCCGTGTGATCAAACAGCTTCCGGCGGTTCATCAGACTGACACTCTCCAGAAGTTCTTTGGTGCCAGTGCGGATAACCTCTTCGATCCAGGCAAGGGCAAACCCATCAATGGTTATGTAGGCCAGAAGCCCCTATGGTACGATCCTGATCAGGATTACTACCTAGAGGAATCAACTGATGATCGCACTTTCTACCAGCTCGAGGCGAGCATGGTCAGCAAGAATACAGAGGGCCAACTTACTGATCTTCTGCCATATCCTGACCTGATTAATCAGCTGAGGTTCCAAGGTGCTCTGGTGAATAACCACAACCGGTTGTTTAGCCAAGATTTCTACACCTGGTGCCCACCAGTTGATCTGGATAAGATTGTCAACTTCCGGCAGTATGTCTGGCTACCCCTCAGTGATATTCCAGCAGATCAGGCATTCAAAGCTGCCACCCCGATCTACGGCCCAACAAGCATCACAATCAGCACGGGCCAGACCAATATCTATGATCTTCCAGGTTATGGAGCGACAGATCCTGATTTGGCTCAGTGGTATCAGCTTAGCGATGTAACGGCTCAGAATGTCATTGCTTTGGTTGATGGTCAGGCAAAGCCCTTTACCTACACGGCTGGTCAGCAGGTAATCAAATTCACAACCAAGCCAGCTACTGATGCGGTGGTTCAGATCAGTGTTTTCAGTGATCTTGAGAATAACGCCGTTGGTCTAACATCAGCCAATCCAAAAGCATTTGGTGGTGTAGCTCTATCAAGTGGCATGAGGATCAGCATTCAGCTGGATAACAACACTGATTATGCCAAGGATGACATTTGGATCGTTGAGGGTGTGGGTCAGAGCATCTTCCTGATCAAGGAGACTGCTGGTGGCACGACTGATGCGGATTACATGGTCTTGGCTCGTGGTTCTAAGAATGAGAACGAATGGTCGGTAGGCAACCGTTGGTTCCATTCTGCTACTCTACCTGTTGATTTGGATCCAGACTTCGTTTTAGAGCATAGGGCTAGCCGACCAATCATTGAGTTCAAGAGTGAGCTTGAACTCTACAACTATGGAACGATTCGTCGCCTCCCCGTTGATATCGTCGTTGAAAACATTGAGGATCTTAATGCTGCTTTGAACCTGACACCACAAAGCGTCACGCTAGATGGTATCACGGTTACAACTCAGGGTAGCGATAAGATCCACCTAACTGCTATCAATCCAGATACCGGTGTAGCCTATGGTACGGTAGAATCCATCCGCTTGATGATTCGCAACACTGTCAATGAGCTCCTCAACAACAACATCTTCGTGCTAGTCAACCAGGGTAATGCTTTGAAGCTTATCCTTGAAACTGATGGTGCGGATCCAAGTGGCAACAGCGTATTTGGTGAGGTATTCAGGGTTCGCCTTGGAACCTACCAGGGTAAGAACCTACACTGGGATGGCAGCAACTGGATCGCAGCCCAGGCCAAGACATCAGTGAACCAAGCCCCTCTATTTGAGCTTTATGATCTGAATGGTTTGAGCCTTAAAGATACTGGTGCCTATCCAAACAGCACCTTCCTTGGTAGCAAGATCTTCAACTACCAGGTTGACGATACTGGCACGAGAGCCGCCGATACCGTTTTGGGTATTCCTTTGGTTCATGATGCCAAGGGCCAGATCCTATTTGAAAACTTCATTCATACGCAGACCTACCAATATGTGGTGGGTGGTAAGTTCCTGGATATTGAGGGCTTCTACTTCCATAGTGATGATGGTTATCTGAGCAATGACTGGTATAAGGCCGCCCAGAAGACTCGTCAGTTCATGGTCGATCGCTATGTCAGCGATAGTAAGACCAAGCTCTTCAAGATGAGCCAGACGGCTGATGAGCTGACGGTTACGATTGGTAGAGTTGGTACCAATAACTCATATGAGCGTATCGAATTGATCGAAGATACGGATTTCATCCGTATTGATCGTAACATCATGATCTTCGAAGTGACTACAGGAGATATCATCGAGATCAGGTCATTCAATCCTTTGAATCCACCCCTGGATGCTACGGGTCATTATGAAGTTCCTCTGAACCTACAGGCCAATCCGGATAATGACCAAGTCACGCTCTTGACCAAAGGTGACTTCTATGATCACTTCTCGGAGATCATCAAGAGCCAGGTTGGATTCACGGGTGCTGAATATGCGAATAACAATTACCGCGATACAGCCAAGGCTACCAACCTAGGAACTCATATCATCCAACATTCGGCAAGTCTGTTGAAGACCATGTTGCTTGCCGGATCAACCCAGTTGGATCTCACCAGTGCCATCAGGTATTCAGATTCCGAATATGCGAAGTTCAAGGCCAAGTTCCTTCAGAAGGTCTTGGGCTATGTGATTGATAATCGCCTATCATCGGCTACGCCCTTTGACACCTGGATCAGCACGGCTCTTGATGATATCAATAAGGGTAAGACCAAGAGTTTTGCTTTCTACCTTAGCGGTATGGCTAGAACTGATTCTACGGCTCTTCCAACCTTCATCCCCGCCACTCCAAGCTATCTTGGTATCTATCCATTGTATCAGCCTCAGAGCCTACAGGATAGCATCATGAACGATGATGGTGCGATAGTAGATGTCTGGTTTGTGCGTGGCCATGATGGAGCGATTTCACAAATTGAAGATGCCACGGTAGCTGCGGTCTATCTGGCTCTCGAGCAGAGGATCTTCGATAGCGTTCCAGCTAACATCAGGAACCAAGAACGACCAGTAGTTGATTTCGCGACCGCTCATGGTGATCAATACCGAATCAATGATTACTCCTATGATGAATGGCTTCAGATCCTGCGCCCATCCTTTGAGCGTTGGGCGGTTGCTTATGATCAAGATTATCGAGCCAACACACAGTCAAATCCTCATGATCCATGGTCTTGGAATTGGTCGAGTCAGGGTGTTCCTGGTCATTGGCGCGGCATCTACGAGAAATTCTTCGGCACTCAGCGTCCTGACATGACCCCCTGGGAAAGTCTTGGATTTACCATCCAGCCCGATTGGTGGCAAGCACGCTATGGTGCGGCCCCATATACGAGTGATAACCTGGTTCTATGGAATGATATCGTGGCTGGCTATATCCATGAGGGTAGCCGCCAGGGTATCAATGCCGAATGGGCACGCCCTGGTCTAGCTGATCAGAATGGCAAGATCATCTTCATGCCAGTAGATGGCCAGGGTAGATTGCGCCATCCTGGGCCACGTAATCTACAGGCATTTACCGCAATTCCTCAAACCACATTGACATTTAGGCCCGATCCACAAGCATTCAATAGCCCGGAAGAATTCGAAGCTGCCATGGAGGCCTTTGAGTATGACCCTCAGAGCTTTCAGACAGCCTGGTCACAAGTCGATGGTTCGAATCCAAAAGACTACCAGGTCGATGATGTCGTGGTTATGGATGGTTTGATCTACATCTGCCGCCAGTCGCATACCGCAACGCAGAGTTTTGAGGATGATACCCAAACCGAGATTACCGATCCATCCAAGTGCTTTGCTTACGATCTAGCTTTGGGCCGTTGGCAAATCACTGATATCGTTCTGGGATGTGGTATTTGCTCCTCAATTCCCCTTCCAACTGATCGTAATGCAGAATGGAACTGGGGCGATGTTAGCCCAGTCGAGCAATCTTGGAGGCTTAGTTCCGCATATGGATTTGCGGTGGCCACTGCATCGTATCTCATGAAGCCAGCTTCATTCGTTGAGCTTGGATGGAATACCAAGGATCTTGCTCTGTATTTCACTGGCACGCCAAATGAGCAATACATGGATCAGGATACCATGGGTAGGCCGCAATCTGCTTCGCTCCAGGTTCATGGTGAAGTATTGGATGATTTCAGCCTTGTTACTAAGGTCGGTATCCAGCAATGGCTCAGCGATTACCTGGTCAGCAGCAATACTAGTGTGAATACCGCACTTGCGGATAAGGTCCGTGGTCTAGGCACCCAGTTGAGTTACAAGGCTGCTGGCTTCACTGATTCATCGACTCTAGTCGTGGTCAGTGATGCGTTTGGTCGAGTACCAAGCGAGGATGTTTCGGTTAACCTCTACCGTTCACCAAGTATCCGTGAAGAAGTCTATAGCGGCGTCGCGATTTCATGGACCGGTCGAGGCTATGAGGTTTATGGCTATGATGCGCTGGATCCATATTTCAGCATCATTCCTGGCAATCCTTATGGATCCAAGACTTCAGTTGGTAGTGGTGCCGCAAGTGCCTCAGTTCCAGGTTGGAGGGCAAACACCTATTACAGCGTAAACATCACTGTGAAGTATGGTGATAACTTCTACAGGGCTTTGAAGACTCATACCAGCTCTGCTTACTTTGATGAAGATCAACCCAACTACTGGGTTCAGGTCGCTCGCCCCCAGTACGCCGATGGCGCTCACCTGGTATGGTTGCTGGAGAGTGAGATTGACCCTCAGGTTGAACAGATTGCCTATGGTACGGTATTCAAGAAGCCCCAAGATGTTGCTGACTTCCTTAATGGATATGAACGTTACCTCAAGAGCCGTGGTTGGTCATTCACTGATGTAGGTGGTGATAATGTCACGATCCAAGACTGGAAGGATGCGTGTGGTTCGTTCATCCTTTGGTCACAGAATGAGAACCGAGCAATTAGCGATTACATCGCTTTGAGCCCAAGCAGTCGTTTGGTTCGCTTCTCCTCTGATCAAGGTGCCATTCAACCAATCGAGCAGATTGTAAATGGCCTCTATGCCATTGTGGATCAGAACGGTCAACCAATTGATAATCGCAAAACCCATGTGGTTCGTAGTGATGGTGAACTCACGGTTAGCTGTGATCTAAACAGCAAGGGCATCTTCGGTCTTCGACTCTATGTGAGCGAATATGAGCATGTCTTGGTGTTCAACAACCAGACGATCTTCGGCGATACCATCTACAACCCATTGCTGAATATCCACCAACCACGTCTGCGTATCCAGGGCTTCAAGACGATGGCTTGGAAGGGTCGTATTGATGCTCCAGGCTTCATCGTTACTGGTGATACCCTCACACCAAACTTTGAACGCGCGGCTGATGACTTCCGACGCTTCTTCGCCTCTGAATCCATGGAGAATAAGACACTCCAGGATCGTGCGCGTGCGAACTTCGGTTATGAGGAGAAGGATTATCTGGATAACCTGCTCCTAACTCCGACAAATCAGTTTGAGTTCTACCAGGGCATGATTCAGCAGAAGGGTAGCCCAACCTCGATGCGCCGTCTTCTGCGTTCTAACTTCATTCGTAACAACAAGGGCCTTCAACTCTTCGAGGAATGGGCATTTCGCGTTGGTGATTATGGTGGTCAGGAAGTCGCACCAAGTCTCGATATTCAAATCAGTCAGAGCGAGTTCAAGAACAACCCCCAGTTGATCAGCTTCAACCAGACCGAGACTGGCACAACTATTCCAACCAGCCCAGGCACTATTCAGGTCGTAGATCTGACCAACAGCCAGGGTATGATTGATACCTTTGATACTCGTTGGCAATGGCGCCCTGATATGAATCAGATCACTTGGCCAGTGCGTGATTACAGCCAGGAAGATGTCATGCCTACGGCTGGATTCGTGAAGTTGGATGAAGTTCGATTCACCCTACCAACCAGTGCTGAATTCGCGACTCTTTACAATGACCAGCGATCAACTGATCAACCCCTTCAAGATCGTGATCGTGTATGGGTCTACGGAATTGGTGAGGGCGATCCCCAGACTTCATGGATGACCTACAAGTTCAATGACACGAGCTTCCAGGTTATTGATCTCAAGGCGCCGGCCTTTGATGGTCAATCTGTTGTGGCTGTGCTTGATAAGAACTTGAATCTTGGTGGCTCACAGGGCTATTACCTAAACCAGAGTGACGTTCAGGAACAACTCATCTTGAAGGATTTGACCGGTAGCGATATCAGTGATAGGAACAACTACGTTCCTAAGTTTGCTGGTTCCTTTACGCAGGATTTTGCCAACACTAGTGCTTCCTATGTTCCTCTGATCACTATGATGGCCTCTCCACATATGGTGGTTGATCAGATCATAGTGAATGTTGAGGAGAAGTTCGCCGATGGATCCACCCTAACTATTGGCCACGAGAATCAGAACGATTTCTTCGTTCAAGAGCGCCAAGAGGTGCCACGCACAATCTACCCAACCAACTACACCTCTGAAACCGTTTTGGTTCAGACCCCAGATACGCATTATGTTGGTTCAACCACACCAACCGCGGATATCACGTTGGTTCGAGTTGGAACCATGGCGAACGTCTGCGGAGAGACAGTCGTAACTTGGACCTGGGTCAGCGGTGGCAATACGACATCCGGTGATACTACCTTCTTGCGCCCCTCTGATTACGCCCCTGATAGCACGGAAGGCACATATCAGCAGGTAATCCAAGTTCCAGTGACACCTGGCCAGTCTACCACTGGCACACTGACTATTGAGATGAACGGTCAGCAGACTGACCAGCAGACCATCACCGTCATTCCAAGCAACCAATCGGGTCTTAACTTCGTTGATCTCACCACTCCTGGCACCTATCCGTTTACATTCAATCAGGATGTCAACGACATCGGCGCCCAGTATATGGCAGCAATGCTCTCGAATGCTGGTGCGATTGGTAAGATGTCAATTGAGGTCACCTACCATTACACCAAGGGATTTGAGCTAACCACGCTGACTGATGGTCAACTGGCTAGCATCTCGACAAGCAAGGATGGTGGAACGGCAAGCCTCTACACTTGGATCAATACCCGCTATCCAACATTCTCTGATATTCCAACAACCTCGGCTATTTGGGATAATGGTGACATCGTTGAGGTTGATGATCGTAATGGTCTATGGGCCGTTTACCAATATAACAAGGAAGGCAACGGTTGGTATAAACCTCCTCATGGCTCAGATCCTCTAGAACCTATGGATCCAATCCGTATCCAGACCCGAAAGATCAACAGCGATCTGCTGACTAATGCTGCGATCTACGATTCAACCGACAATGAGTTGAAGATGGTTCTCCAACTCTACGATCCAGCCAAGGGTTACATCCCCGGCACGGCTGATCGTGAGCTTGAATACAAGATGTTCAATGATCCTGCGAATTATGATGAATCCAAGACCATTTGGGGCAAGGAGCAGGTCGGCCAGTTATGGTGGGATCAAAGCACAGTTCGTTATCTGGATTATGAGATTGAGGATGACGTATCGACCCATGGGGTGAATTACCGCTGGAAGAACTGGGGTAGAGTCGCACCTAACTCCTCCATTGATATCTATGAGTGGGTCAGGAGCACAGTGGCACCAAGTGGTTGGAATGATTACGTGACTAGCAAGGCCAACCTGAAGATTGATAACAAGCCAACTGGCACTGTTGTCGATCCAGCCAATACGCCATTCATCCACGCAACTGAATGGAATGATAGCATCAATGCTGATGAGGTAGTCTATTACTTCTGGGTTCTTAATCCAACGGTTACACCATTGCGACCTGAGCGTCAGCTTTCGGCACAACAGGTCAGCAACATTATTGCCAATCCAAGTGCGCAGGATATTCCGTTCTTTGCGGTCGTCGATACCAACAAGGTAATCGTCGGCGGGATCAAGCAATACTTGAGTGAGCAGGATACGATCCTGAAGATCAAGTGGAACCTTGATGCAGAGATCCACAATAATCACCATAAGCAGTGGATTATCCTGCGTGAGGCAGATGAACGGAATACGATTGACGATCCTCTGTGGAATAAGATGCGTGATTCGCTAGTTGGCTGGGATGCCACTCAGGCGAAAGTGCCAGATGATCGTCTTCCAAAGGCGCAACAGATTGGTGCTTTGGTTCGACCACGCCAATCCTGGTTCCCCGCTGATCCTTCACCTTCTGGTGGTCAGCGACCAAGTCGTGCTGCACGGTCGGCATTCGTTGATATCCTCAATAACGTGTTGGCATCCGCACCTTTTGTTGATCAATGGTATGACTATGACACCCTATTCAATACGGGAGAAGCTCAGCCATCCTCTGATCTCTATGTGACAACAGCATTGGATCTAGTTGATCTAAAGACCCTTCTTCCAGCAGCCCGCAATATGGTCAACCCCGGCGAGTGTGTCTTCATCGAGAATACCGCGGAGATTGGTGGTTTCTGGACCCTATGGCAGCTTGTCGAAAACAATGGTGTGCGTTCATTCATCCTCAATGATCTTCAGAAATGGCGGATGCAGGAAGGTGAGCTTTGGAACCTAGTTGATTGGTATGGTGAGGGTTGGTCGGCAAAGGATTTCCCCAACTATCGGTTCTCGACACCTGCTGATCGAGATGCTGCGGGTAACCTAGATGTGACGCTGCTGAAAGGCACCTTGGTTCAGATTGACCACGTGGATACTGATAGTCGTTGGACCTGGGATGTCTACACTTCTACCACCAAATACCAGGTAGCAAAGCACAATGCCACTATGGCACTTGGCAGCGCTTTCTATGATGATTCACGTATCGAGTTTGGCCCTAAAGAGGTCACAGCTCTACTGGCTCAGAATATCACGCCAGATCAGATCCAGACGATAGCCGACCTGATCAATCATCGTGATGGTAGTCAGGAGCTTGAGTTCATCATCAACACACTGAAGACTCAATTCATTGACACGATTCAGAAGAATACGATCTTCTTCAGCATGGTTAAGAGCGCCTTCCATCAGAGCAAGATGATTGACTGGGCGTTCAAGACCTCCTTCCTCTACCTGGGCGGCTATTCAGAGGAACTCACTCAGAGCCCAGTCGCATTCAAGGATCAGATTGATAACGTGATCAGTTACCTCGATGAGGTCAAACCCTATCACGTAAAGATCCGCGAATACGTGCGTCGCCTATCCTATGGGCCTGATGTTGCCAATCTGGCTATGACTGACTTTGATAAACCAGTCTATCCTGATGGTAAGACTAATCGGATTCTTGATGTAACCAATGCTGTTGATCAGCAGATCATTTCACAGAACCGCCCTTGGAAGGATTGGTATGAAACTTACACCAACACAATCAAGGATCTGAAAGATTGGGATCTGGATTGGAATGGAGCTCGCCGAATCAAGGTCGGAGTGAAATTGGATCGTATCTCCTGCGGCACAACCAAGGGCTGGGACACTAGCCCTTGGGATCCAACCCTCTTGGTTTATAGCCAATTAGGAGAAACCACCAGAAGCCTAAGCCAGCTTTCAGAACAATACAGGAACCAGGAAACTGATGGTGATCCTGATTATTACCACGATCAGGCGGTAGAAACCATAGAGGATCGCAACTACCTGGTTCGTAATGGAATAGTGACCCCTGATCGCCCTGGAACCATCGTCACAATCCTAAGTGATCTAACACATTGGATGTGGGACGGTAGTGAATGGCTACAGTTTGAAGCCATTGGTTGGGATCAAGATCCTGATATGGGTATGGCAAGCCGCATTGATTCCTATCGCCCTCTACCTGGCATGATTCGCAAGGATGATGACAATTTGATTGAGGGTTGTGGCTTCGATGGCACGATCATCACTAGCGCATTCCAGGATGGAATCTGGGACTTCTTCGAATGGGATTCAACGGGGCTCTCGGCGGAAATCTCGACGAGAACTGGCGTTGACCTAGATAGTGTGGATGGTAATACCACTCCTGCTGATGAGTCAGACCCCTCCAATATCAAGGTTGAGGGTAATAGGTTTGCTCAACCAGCCATTGATGGTAATCGACCCCGTGAGCTGGTCAGTATCCGAGGTATTGAGAGTCTGATCATCAACTTCAAACTGGATACCAACGCTCCTGTGAATCAGAAGACAGTAGTGAATGCCAAGGGCAATGTCGAGGTTATCGTTCCAGGTAATGCGGCTATAACCTACAACAATACTTGGACCCCAGACAACCCTGTGATCAACGTAAGCGTTGATAATTGGGTCGAGGATGCGCAGGGTTACACTCCACTTCATGACCCTCAGAACCCTTCTACGGGCTTCATTAGGGATGTAGTATCGAGCCAGGCCTATAGTGCTCAGACGACCTCTAAGCAATCAGCTACTGGTCAGATGACCTTCACCCTAAAGGATGACCTAGATGTCATTCCTGCTGGTCTGGTGGGTGATAACGTGAGGGTTGCTATCCTTCATCCTAAGGATCCATCCAAGCGAGTTATGGGGACTCTTACCAATTCCAAGGGCTCTGAATCAGCAGATTGGAATGGAACTTTGGTAGTAACCGTTGACGCTGGTAGTATTGATATTGGTCAGAGTAAGACATGGAACATCATTCCAGCTGATATCTTCCATGAGCCTGGTGTTGTGTGGATCGGTAATGCGAGGTTCACCTACACAAGTATCGAGGTTCAAGAAGATGGCTCCTATGACCTGACTAATGCCAAGCTAAGTGCCAGCACTCTAGCACCTCTTGATATCACGGATACCAGTGTGGCTCTGGCACAAACTAGCCCAGTTTTGGATGGATCCAGACAGCGTGATATCCGATAAATACCCACATAATAGGAGTGGAGACGCCATGAGCGAAGATTTCAAGGATAAGATTCTACCAAAGATGACCGGTCATGTCTTGATCCGTGATCCTGAATCAGGCCAGGTTCTCCTGGATAAGCGCAATGCGATTCATTACGAAAACATGAGCCTCGCTATTGGTTATAGTTTGATCAACAACGCGCAAGGATTCATCTACTCAATGGCCTTCGGTAATGGTGGAAGTGCGGTTAGTGGTACGGGTGCTATCACCTACTTCCCCACCAATACCACTGATCCAAAGGCAGACCTCTACGATCCAACATATGAAAAGGTTATCGCGGGCAACATCTCGGCTACCAACTTCTTTGAAGTGAAGCACCTCTTGGGGACACCCTACACGGATATCGTGACCACCTGTACGCTTGATTACAATGAGCCATCGGGTCAGAAGGCCTTCGATACCAGCACTAACAGCGATGATACCTTCGTTTTTGATGAACTAGGTCTGAAGACTAGTGAGGGTATGTTACTCACTCATGTGATCTTCAATCCAATCCAAAAGTCACTCAATAGGCTGATTGAGGTGGTCTACACTCTCAGAATCCAAATGGCGTAAAGTGCCACGTTAATAGGGTGCTAAATATCCAGAGTTTTTGGAGGGTATATGGCTTACAAAGTAACCAAAGCTGACGGTCAATCAGTTGTGGTCAATGATTATGCCAAGGAGATTGTTGGTGGTCTCCAACTGCTCGGGTATGGCTTTGCCAATTACAGCGATGAGATTGCTCAGAACTTTGTCAAAGACCTCGAGAATAACGCTGGATTGGCTGAACCTACGAACCCAGTTCTAGGTCAGTTCTGGTTCCAGCTGCCAACCGATTCAACTTCCGGTATCAAGGCACTCAGGGTTTGTGTCAGCACAACAGCTTTAACACTTGATGCTCGTTGGAAGACACTATTCAACATTGACCCAAGTGGTAATGTTTTGCTCGACGCTTGGACCCTACGTGGGGCAGCACCTGGAGTGGCTGGTGGTAGTTCAGCCCAAGCAGGTCAGGTTGTTATTCGCAATTCAAGCGGTAAGATCGACTCCTCGAACATCGATTTTCCTTCAACCAGCAGCGTCGATACTGCCAACAAATTAGCCAATACCCGCACCTTTGGTTCGCGCAATAGTGGCCTTCCATTCAATGGCACCCAAAATGTGCCTCTTACCACGGCTCATATTGCGGAAGGTGATCAACCGTATTTCACTACCGCCAGAGCAAGGGCCGCGATTAGTGCCACTGGGGCGATTGACTACGATCCAGTAAGCGGTGTGATCTCCTATAATCCACCACCCTCTAGTGCGGCTGTAACTCATTTCAACAATAGAACTGGTGATGTTACGCTGGTTTTGGCGGATGTCACGGGTGCCGGTGGTGCTAATGCGAGTTTGGTGCCATATTACAATGATGCGGCTGGCCTGGCCTCTGCTATTGGAGCCAAATTGAATACCTCGGCCTATACGGCTGCAGATATATTGACTAAGATCAAAATCGTAGATGGGTCAGATTCTGGCCTAGATGCCGACCTACTTGATGGCCATCATTATGCTGATGTGTTGGCAGCGGCGGCCGCCGCCGGTGGTGGTATTACGAGCCAGGGTTCCAAATGGGTCAAGTTCTCGAATGGCTTCATCATCTGCTGGGGAGTTCAGTTCTTTAGCGCGAATGCCTACACCTCTATTACCTTCCCCGTAGCCTTTACGACCAAACCAGCTTTCGTGGTTTCTGGTGTTCCATCAGGTGCTTCTCATAATGCGCAGGATAACTGGCCGGCGACCTACGATCCTAATGTCACAACAACTCATGGTTATGCCTACAATGCCGCGGATAACACCGGTAATTTGAACTGGATAGCGATAGGATTCTGATAATGCAGTACTTTTACAGCCCAAGCACCGCTGGCTTTTATGTTGATTCCGTACATTCAACAATGCCGGATGATGTGTTTCCAATTTCTGAGCAATTACATGAGGATCTTCTAGCTGGTCAGGCAGCTGGTAAGGTCATCACCCTATTAGGTGTGGCCAACGTAGGATTGACTGATCCTGTAGTTCCAGAGAAGACCTGGGATGATATTCGTGATAAACGAGATGAATTACTCACACAGAGTGATTGGACCCAGACCTCCGATAACGCATTGTCAGAGGATATGAAGGAAGAATGGCGGGTTTATCGTAAAACCCTTCGTGATATCCCCTCCACCTTTGCCAAGCCAAGTCTGGTGGTTTGGCCAGCAATTCCAGGAGAGGTGTAAGAATGCCTTATACCGTTAATAAGAGCAATGGTGACATTGCGACAGTCATTAGCGACTATCAGACCGAGATCCTTGCTGGCCTCAAATTGGCCGGTTTGGGCTATGTTGGTTATGGTGAGTTAACGGCACAAAACTTCGTAAGGCTCGCCGAGAACTTTTCCGCTCCTACACCACCTGACTCACCGCTAACTGGTCAGATTTGGATGGATACATCAGCAACCAACCCGGTTCTAAAATCCTACACTGGATCTACCTGGATGCCTTTGTTTTCTTTGGATCTGACCAACAACCAGGCTCTGATCTATTACGATGGAAGCCCAATTGCTCCTGATATTGATCCTATCCCTGGAACTCTGGTGGTTCGCGGTTCTGATGGCAAGATTCCATCAAGTAGTTTGCCAGAGGTGGGTAGCGTTGCTGATGCAGCTCACGCTACTGAAGCCGATACAGCGGATAAGCTGAAAACACCTCATAGTTTTGGCTCCAGGAACGGCGGCCTGTCATTTGATGGAACCCAAGATGTTCCACTGACTACCAGCCATATTGCTGAAGGTGACCAGGAGTATTTCACCACCACACGAGCTATTGGCGCTCTTAAGGAAGGCCGCTATATCAGCATCAATCCTTCGACTGGAGAGATTGCTTTTAATGGCCCTGATCCTACCAGTGGTAGCACTGGTGCGCAAGGCCCTAAGGGTGATACTGGGGCAACTGGCCCTCAAGGACCTGCTGGCCCTACCGGACCTGCCGGGCCAAAGGGCGACCAGGGTATTCAAGGCCCACCCGGTCTAGCCAATTTACAAGGATTGGTAGCCAGTGCTGGTACGAATGTGTATTTTGAATTACCAGCTTCGGATGGTCATACCATCATCTATCAGGCTGGTTACGTTGCTTCAACAAGTAATCCAATCGTATGTACGTTCCCCATCGCGTTCCCCACTAGGGCTATCGCAGGTGGTGGTAGCCCAATTGTTTCATCGGCTAAAGCTGGTGGTGCGAACGACCAAGATAACTACGTGGCAGTTACTAAGCTGACGAATACGTATATGTACTATACGGTATCAAAGCACAGTGGTGACGAGCTCTGCTTGGGTTGCTATTGGTGGGCCATAGGCTGTTAAGAAGACACCCGGAACCTGGTTCCGGGTATCCTCATTCTTAGAGACCAAAGGCCGTCTTAAACTCAATAAGCTCTCGCTTACTCAGTCGGAAGTGATCCAGAAACTCGGTATCAGAGGCGAAATCCTCCACCGTACCCTGGAATGCTTCGGCAAAGGTAATGCCAAGTTCATCAGAACGATTGATCACTGACTGAAGAAGATTCACCTCCATGCCACTCAACGTCTTGGCATCACGGATGTAATCCTCATACGCTTCACAAGCAGCGGGGAAGAGCGGTTGGATCAACCGATAGATCGCACGAGCAAACTCCTGAATTTCCCATTGAGCATGTGAATCTTCACGTAGCTTCAACATGTGGAAGAGGTTGTGGAGGTTCTGCTTCCAATAGAGCTCAGTATAACCAGCAACCGGCATAACCGTTCTGGCTAACTCGCGAGTAATCCCCTGGAAGTCTTCCGAATACTCGTCGTTCTTAACCTCACCAAGCAACTGAGTATAGACATCGTAGGCATCAGACGTAGCTTGCTGAATCATCATATGAGCTTCAGCTGCATCTTCGACACTTAGTTGGCCACCACGACCCTGCTTATTGGTCGTGCTTTGCGGCTTGATGTTTTCGACGTTAGGCACGTAGAATTCATCGGTAAGAACCGAATAGCGACCCGAATATTCATTAAGGCTCGAAGTGCGGTGACGCACTAGCTGGCGCATAACGAAAATAGGCAGTTTGAGGTGGAGTTTGACTTCCACCATCTCAAGGGGGCTGGTATGTTTGTGACGCACCAGGTAACGGATAAGCCCTCGATCCTCACGAACGCTTTTTGTACCGTTACCGTAAGAAACTCGAGCTGCATTGACGATAGCGGAATCGCTACCCATATGGTCAACCAGACCAACGAAACCGTGGTCTAGGACTGGAATATAGCGGTCATTACCAATGACATCGCTTTGAAGGGTCATTCTACACTCCTTGGTTATTCTGGTTTGAGTGCTTAGTCTCAAACCAGAATATACACTCAGAGCGCGATATCCTTCAATATGATTTCTGAGAAATGTAGGATCGTATCCTTCACTTCTTGGAGATTCAAAATGAGGCCAATCTCGCTGATACCCTGATCTTCCAGAGATGTCTCATCAAGCATGATCTCTTCTAGCTCTTCACGACTGATAACGTAGACTTCATCATCGCTATCTGTGATACAAGCACCTTGGACGAACTCGGCTGGAACATGCTCTGGTTCCAGCTCTGCTAGGATGCGTTCGATTGAATCCTCAAACTCCTGTGTCGCCATCGTCGTCACTCCTCGCGAGTTTGACCGCAACTTGGAAGCGGTCATACATTTTGCGAACCACCTCGTTCTCCTGAACGAGCTTCCGTTCACCAATGTATTTAACCAATTCTTCGCGGGTGATGTGCTCAACGGAGTCATCTTCCATCACTATTCCGACCTTGGTATCCTGGCAAGAAACCTGTGGAACGGCTAGATAGGCCTTGGGGTAGAAGTCATCATACGTTACGTTCCAGGTATAAGGAGCGTTTACCGTAGTTGACTTGTTGATAATCTGGGTTGACCAACTTGGTGTTTGGTTGACAGTCACGGTATAGGGTGATGGAACACCCACGCTATCACACATCTTCCTATATAGGCTATCAGAAACTGATTGGTAGATATCCTGAGACGTTGATGGAAGGAGATCCTGGATCGTTAGATCTATCTCATCCTTATGGTTCGGATTATTGAAAGGAGCCTTAGTCATTCTTCTGTCATCTTCATAGCTACAAGTAGGCGATCCCACTGGGCCTTAACGATTGGATTTTTCTCAAACTCCGCCAGGAGCATCTTGAAGTCAGCGGCCATTTTGATGCACTGATCCATTGCCATCACGAAGTGGTCAAGATCATCCGGCATGTTGACGTAGTGCTCGCCTACTCTTTCATGATGTGCGGGGAAGAGTGGTTGGTAGTGATGCTTGTGAGTTGATGGATCTACCCATCTTGCCGGTTGGTTAGTGTGCTTGGCCCAGGTTTCCTGAACCTGGTAGATGATGCGATGCCAGGCATGGATTTCTTCTCTCAGTTTGACCAATGCTGCTTCATGCTTAGTCTTTGAGTCACCGAAGTCATCCATAGCCTTCTGATAACCCTCATGGTAAGCATCACGCTTGATTACTTCGAGTTCTTCGCTCAGTTTGGCCCAATCATTGGCTACCGTCATAACCAGTCATCCTAAGGGTCATCATGAATTTGTCCCAGGCCCCTTTGACTACAGCGTTCTCATGAACCGCTTTCATCATGAGTTCAAACATCCTACCTGTGACGACTTGTGCCTCTAGCTCGTCGTTCTTAGCCTTGAGGTCGCGGATTTGCTCATTCAGTTTACCAATATAATCGGAATACTTGCGACGATACTCCTCGGCATAGACCGTGGCATTAGACACAATCACTACCCTTGAGCTTTCTCATGAGCTGAATATCCAGAAACTGCTTCTTCAGCTGGCTATCTTCCTCAAGTTCTTCCATGAGGTAATGCCATTTGAGGGCATAGATAGACATCTTGTTCCAGGAGCTCTCGAACTTTCGAATAGCATTACGTAGACGAGCTTCTAGTTCACGAGTCGTTTCAAGATCTAGGCCGGGCTGGTATTGAAAATGGTAGCTTTGAAGCTCCTCACCATCGAATAAATCGGCTGGGTCAAGATCATGATAGTATCTACCATCATCGGCATCACAGCACTCTTCAGCATAATCGTCACTATCATAACATTCGAAGATATCCTGGGCCACACCTGGACCGAATGGGCCGCGATTATCATAAAGCGTTTGCGGTTTCGCCATAGGAACACCAAAAGAAACGTTCTTGGTAGTCTGGGCGTATGCTTTAGATCGGTAGTTCCTACTCATAAAGAAATCCTGGTTAGCGTGTTACTAACCAGGATTCTAATACACCAGACACTCAAAACGCATTATTGAAGTTCGCCACGACCCTTCATGATATCAAGATTCTCCAAAGCAGCCAAAATGACGGCGGCTGCTTTGATCAGGTTATCCTGAAACTCATCGGCTTCGGGCACCATACCATTACGACGAACCTCGGCACTCACGTAATGGTTAACAATGGCTACCCATTCACCTGGAGTATTCTTGGCATCCCATTCAGATCCAGGCAGATCTGCTTGGCGCTGACGTTCAGCATGGATACGTTCAAGGATGGCTTCTAGCTTCACTTTTTCGCCTTAGGTGGTCGACCACGCTTCTTAGGAGCAGGTGGAGCCTCTTTCACTGAACCAGCAGGAAGACCATCCTTACGAGGGCGGCCTACTGGTTTCTTGGGCTTCAAGCTCTCCTGAAGTTCCTTATCCGCTAGATCCTCACGATGAGCAACACGATCCAAGAAGGCTTGAACCGCATCATCACTGGCATCAACCTGATTGCCTTCTGCCTCATCGACTAGCTCTTGAACTGCTTCAGCGAGCTGGATATGAGCCGTCTCAGTAAACTGGATGTGAGCTGCCGCCAAAGCAGCCTTCACATCATCAGGTAGTGTAGGGTCAATGATCAATTCTGGCTCCGAGGGCGTCAGAGTAGTTGTTGACTCGTCTAGGGCCTGTGTGGGCTCCGTAGGGGTTTCTACGGGTGGTTCAGCCCTGGTGTCAGCCTCAGCAAATTCCGATGCCTCGGTTACTTCTGGACTAGCCGTCACCTGTGGGCGAAGGCTTGGAACAAGGCGATAAGCCTGCTCGCGCTTCTTAGCTGCCTCTGCTTCGAGATCATCGGCCTGGCGCAGAATGTTAGCCGCGACATCTAGTTGGCCTTGAGCCTGGTCTGCCTTCTGATTTTCTAGAATGCGGTTATCCAGCTTGACTTCCTGATCATCCTTCGACTCTTCACCATTATTCATGAAGTCAACGATCGTTCGAAGTGGGCAAGGCGCGTTGGGCCCAGGATACATCACAATGTTGTCAATCTCAACGGCACGTAGCAATCCATAGGTATGGAGCGCATTCATGATGTCTAGACCAATGTCTGGAAGCATACG